AAGTTTATGATATTCGGCATGTGCTTGTTCTTGTCGAACACAGATTATGTCGAGAATATCTTCCATGATTATATTGTTCTCGACATAATCGTCAAGATACTTGTCCAATGCTTCCTTTAAATATCTATATCTGTGCCACTCAGGACTGTATGGTTTGTAGTGCATAATCAGTAATCATACTCCTTTTTCATTTCATCAAAGACTGCTTTAATACCGTCTTGCATATTAGTCGTGGGCAACCACCAGTCCATGATGTAATTGTTTGCTTCGTTCCTCTTATCCATCTGCACACTATCCTTAGCAAGACCAGGAGTAATTTTAATTGGTTTACCAATTAGATTGAACTGGCCCATGATGATTGAAGCAACTTCTTTAATAGATGTTGCATAGAAAGATGTAATATGTAGAGGGTCTTCTGGTTTGAAGTGACTGTAGCAATTCATTACTGTCTCCAGTGCTTCACAACAATCCTCAGCATATAGAAACTGACGTTCTTCTGTTCCATCAGTCAGCATCTCAAAATCACCTTCCTCAAATCCTTTACGGATAAAGTCAGTAATAACATGTGCTTTTTCCATGTCTTTTTCAATACCATACACATTCCAGAACTTTACAGTTAGTCCTTTTAATGATGTAGTGTAAAGTTCTCCAACACGTTTCATCACACCATAAGGAGAGTATGACATATTACTCATCTGAGATGAGGCAAATACAAACCTTTTATTATACTTCTCAAGCAAGGCAAAAGTATTTGCCATCATGCGAGTATTGTTATTGATGAACTCAAAAGTATGCTGATACTTCTTTAGATACCTAGAACCACCAACATCAAACGCAAGGAAGAAAACAAAGTCTGACTCTTTGATGCAGGACTCCAACCAAGTGCTAGGAATAACAGTAAGATTGTATTGCGGTCCAATATTCTTATCATACTCAATGACTTTGTGGCCCTTTTTACAAAGATACTCAGTCAAATAAGCACCAATCTGACCACTAGATCCAAGAATTAAAACTTTCATTAATCTCCTTAATTATTTAGAATGGTATTGCCCCTCCAGTTACTTTAGGTGCTTGGGGAATAACCTCACCAGTCTCTGTAGGAACTTTTGGAATTTCTGGCATTGCCGAATTAATCATTGAAGGAAGTTCTTCAATAATTAGTTCTGTTGCATATTTAACAGCACTCTCTTGCACACTATCAATAATAGCATCTTTATTAAAATAAAGATATGCACCACCACTAACAACAGTCAATGAAACTAAACCTGATAAAAGTGCAATTGAATTAATTAATACTTGCATAGTAGTAAGCCTCGTAATATTTTACTAAACCGTTACAATTTACATTTCCTTGAGATACCCAATCATGAGCACACTCATAAATTGATCGATTGGTATATTTAGATTTTCTAGTAGAATCTAATTCAGAACCATATTTACTTAGTAAAATTTTTAATGCATTCTCTCTAAGTTTAAGTTTTTCTTCACTATATCTCCAATCTTCACTCATAAGAATTGCTCCCGTCCATTACCAGAATTCCAATCACCAGGTCCTG